ATGAATCAGTGTCACCATCGGCATCATTTTTAAATCCAATCTTCGCCCAGTCAGTATTTCGAATCCAGGCAAGGATTGAGTCGTTTTCAAAAGTAAGTCCACCGGACAAGGTATCGCCATTTTTTTGCACGGCGTTCCCGGCTCGGTTTACCGTTTCCTGTAAACCGAGATATTCGATAACGGCGGCAACGGTCGATTTCGCAAGAATATCCCGCCCGACTTTTGTCAGAGTTGCCAGACTGGCAACATCATTCCCCGTAAAATACGGAAACCTGTCTGCCGCAGTAGCAAGCCCCGCCAGCGCCGTCAGGGTAGCATCTTTCGGTTGCTTACCCGCAAGCGCATTAGTCATGGTGGTAGCAAAATTCGGGTCGTTACCCAGCGCCGCTGCCAGCTCGTTCAGCGTATTCAGTGCGTCAGGTGACGAGTCTACAAGGGCGGCAATCGCGGTCATAACGAAAGCCGTGTTTGCGATCTGAGTATTATTAGTCCCCTTTGTCGCAGTTGGCGTCGTTGGCGTTCCGGTCAGTGCAGGGCTGTTTAATGGCGCTTTCTTGTTCGTTTCATCCATTACCGTCTTAACGGCTTTTGGCGTTGCAGCCAGTGTTTCAGACGTGCTGTTGGTCGCACTGCTTAACTGAGTAAAACCTTTTGCGGTCAGCGAGGCGTCAGGGTGACGTCGTGACTGTTCATGTTCTGCAATTTTGTCATCAACATAATCCTGCGTTGCCATCACCGTTGTGGTGTCAATGGTCAGCTCCACTGAGGCCACACTGCTGACGATGATGACCATGCGGCAGGTCTGCGAACGCCCTGAGCCTTCGGCAAGGGCAGGCTTATAACTTTCGGCCATGTTCGCCACGGCAATCAACGTTCCCGCATCATCGTACAGGCCAAGCTCACGCATCCAGAAGCCGCCCACCTCCGGCGGAATAACCAGCTCTGCGATAATATAATTACTGTTTCGTTTGTCCTGGCTGATTTTGTTCAGCGCATGTCGCCAGACTTCGTGGATAAGCCCGGTCTGTCCGGCATCCGGGACAGGCAATTTACCACCGCCATCCCCGACGGCCATCGTGGTAATGTTGACCTTCCGCCCTCCCGGTGCGGTTGCCGCTGCCAGCTTTGCTGCACCGGCAGTGGTGATAACGGTTTTGAATTTTGTGCTCATTATTCCTCACTTATCCGGGGTAAACCGTAATTACATCGCCGTCGTAAGCCACACCACCGGCGAACAGGTAGCCGGGAATGTCCCGGGTAATGTTCAGGCCAATAAGATGACGGCTTGCAGGTTTGGCATCAGCAATAAGCCGTTCCATTTCCTGATACATTGCCTCTGTGATGCCACTTTCCAGTACACCAATATCAAGCCGGAAGGTGCCTGGCGGGTCACTGTTTTCCCACCACTCCGTCACGTTGATGAGATAGCCGAGCGGCTCCACCACACGCCGGATTGCGCCGATAGTGCCTTTATGACAGTGGATGAAATAGGCATCGCGGATAACGGCGCGTTTTGTCACTTCCGGCCACTTTTCATCCCACCTGTCGACCGAAAACGCCCACGCCAGCCACGGCAGCAAATTTGCCGGGCAGGTGTCCGGGTTCCACAGCTCACGAATCCTGACCGGCGTTTTTTCAATTTCCGCACAGGCTTTTGCGGCAGCAATTTCAAGCGGTGATGAGCCGGTCGGCAGCAGTCGCGAATCACTCATCCGAGCCTCCGGTCACGACGCGGTATTCGGTACAGAAAGACGCCTGCGTACTGTTGAGCACGATGTCGGCCAGTGGTGCAGCCAGTTCGACACGCTGCACACCTTCCACATGCAAAGCGGCATAAATGGCAGACAGACGGATGTCACGCCCCAGCCGGTGCTGTGCCGTGATATACGCTTCCAGTTTTTTCACGGCGGCAGCGCGGATGGGTTCGCTTTCGGGACCAGGGTAAAGGTAAAGCGTGGCGTTTATCTGGTATTCAACGATGGCGGCAGACTGCACGGTCACGCGGTCGGCCACCGGCCTGACGTCCTCGCCATTAAGGGCGTTACGCACCACAGCCAGCAGGTCTTCGGATGCGACACCGTTATTTTCACGTGACAGTACGGAGATGGTGACGCAGGCCGGAGACGGACTGGTGACAGAGATATCCGCGACACGCCCGTCGGCACTGCGACCATGATACTGATAGGCTCCCACCGACCCGGCGACGCTTAAGCCCTCAAACGCCTGCTGAATACGCAGACGATAATCGGTGTCAGATTCCATCACTGCCGGTGTCGGCGGGATAGTCGAATCATCTGCCGGAGTGATAATCAGGCGCGTGGTGTTGTAATTGGCACCAATCACATCAAGGTCATTACCGGCGGCACAGGCCAGCATCACCGCCCGTGCGGCCTCATTCACACGCTGACGCCAGATAAGCTCACGATAAGCATTTTCCTCCAGCAGTTTGACGAGAGGCTCGGATTCCAGCGTCAGGGTACGGGCGACCGCCTCCTGCTGGTCTTCCGGGTAAAGGGAAATCAGTGTCGCCTTGCGTTCGGCGAGAATGGTTTCAAAGTCCAGCTCCTCGACCACATCCGGTGCGGGTAGCTGGTTCAGGTCGATAATCGGCATGGTTTCAACTCACAGGGATGGTTAACGAAAGTGGCTGGCCGGTGTCGTTGTGCTGACCTGTTAACGTGACCGTCATTCGCCCGTCAAAACTGCGCGCCGTGGTGACGGATGACAGGGTGACGCGGGGTTCCCATTTCAGCACCGCCATGTAACAGGCGACCTTAATCTGCAACTCAAGCGCCGGAGTCTGCGGCTGGTCAATCATTGACGCCAGCAACGAGCCGTAATCACGACGCATCACCCGTGAGCCGACCGGTGTGCGCAGGATATCGCCGATACTCTGGCTGATATGCTCAAGGTCAGTGACCGTCAGGCCATCACTGCGATTCATTCCGAGATAACGCGCTGTCATAAAGGACTCCCGGTTGTGCCGCCGCTGTCGCCGGGGTGTTTGTGGGTATGCAGTACCTTACCGTTTGATGAGAGTTCACCGCCGGTGTGTTCAATGTTGCCGCGCATCGTCCCGCCCTTCTGCACTTCCAGCGTGCCGGTAGTCAGTTTGTTAGTGCAGACCACTTCTGGTGTGTCCAGGGTGACGCGGGTTGATGCTTTCACCGTGACCACTGGTACCGTGGCAGTAACAGAATCAGAAGCCGTCACGCTGGCCGTTTTAATTCCGCTTACCGTGAGTGCACTGGTTTCAGGTTCATACTCAATCACCGCCCCGTCAGGGAAACGGATATGCAGGGCATCCGCCGACGCAGACGGCGCAGGGTTATCGCCGGAATAAATCCCCGGCAGAACGAACGCCGTGTCGAGTTCACCGCCCACGGCCAGAATCAGCACCTGTTCCCCCACGGAAGGTGCCCACCATGTGCGCGAACGCCCAGCGCGATGGGTCAGCCACTGAAGCCAGTCGGTGCACATGCCGCCAGTCTGCACACGGCAGCGACCGGCATTAAGGTCGGTTTCGACGATAATGCCAGTGCGAATCATATTGCGTATAAAGCGAAGAATTTCATTGTATTGTGCATTCATTCGATAATAATGATTCTGTACAATCTCGAAGTAAATCACACCACGATTTCTGGTGCACAGAACAACAAGGGACAACAAAATCCATTATGAGTACTTACTTTTTCTCGTCAGAAACAATGAAAGAATTGTTCAAAGATTATCTGGTCTTTTTGAACACGCTGACTCCCAGCACAAACTTTGAATCAAACAGAAACAAAATAATTGCTCAAGCAATAAACTTCATTTCCGAAAACCCTGAAGATTGGGACAAAAAATCCCAGTACAACATTGCTATGATTGGCGACACCTTTAAAAGTTTCTTAAGAGAAAAGGGGGAAGATAACAACAGCATCAACCTTATATTCACTTGCTTTTTTAGATTTATCATTGAACCAAGCATTCTCTCTCCGGAAATAGAGTCTCACTTTTCACCACTAAGAACCATCAAGGATTTTGCTCTGTATAACTATAATGAATTCGATGAGCGGAGCAGAGCACAGATAGACTTTTCTCTTAGAGAACTGCCATTAGCAATGGTTAAAGAAGTTTTAAGCTCCAGCAATGTTGACACATATAAAAAATACATTGATAGTTTAAACGAAGGGCGTCAATTTTTCGAAAAGTGCGACTCCTTCTTAAAGGAGCAACATGCCAAAATAGAGTCAATTAAAGAGTCATTAAAAGGGTATGAGGTCGCATTTAATTTTGTTGGATTGTTTGATGGCTTTAATTCACTTGGCAAAAAGAAAGAAAGTGAAATCATGCTATCAAGAATAATTCTTATCATCTTGGCTATAATCATTCCCTCCCCGCTGATATACTATGGAATGCATAAATTACCAACTCTCGAAACGACAAATGCTGCCACATATTTTATGTCAGCACTACCTTTTGCATCAGTTACATTGATTTTCATGTATTACTTTAGAGTTGTACTGATAAATCATATATCGTTACGAACTCAGATTATGCAAATAGAACTCAGAAAGAGCCTTTGTCAGTTCATTCAGAGTTATAGCGACTATTCCTCAGAGATAAGGAAAAACAATCCGGAAGCGCTTTCAAAATTCGAAGACGTAGTATTTTCAAACATCATGCTATCCGATGATAAGATACCATCTACATTTGATGGCATTGAGCAAATAGCATCGTTAATCAATTCATTAAAAAATGGAAAGTAATGATAAAAGGCCAATAACTGGCCTTTTATTTATTAACATGAAAATTCAAAATAAATTATGCTAATCAATTGATTTCTATCTTATATTCTCAGATGATTAAATCTAACGATTCAGGTGAGCCAGGATAATCTCTTCAATCATCTGCACATCCTCACCGGTAAAGCCAAGCAGAGGACGCGCCGGATAATCAATTTTCTTACCGTCTTTCCGGGTTTCTTCCGACAGACCGAACTGATGCACACTGGCGATTTTCGGTGACTTCCCGCCGTAAAACTCCATTGATGCCTGTTCAGGGCTGGCGCGGATATGCAAAAAACGACTGGTGATAAGTTTCGCAAACATTTTTCGCTTAACGCGACCGGTCTTTTTTCTGGCGCTCTGCTGCTGGCGTGGTGCGTAGGGTGTGCCGTCCGGGGCTTTCTGTGCCATCACCCGACGCTGCTGACTCTGCCGCAGACGTTTCGCCAGTTCTGCACTCAGTCGCCGACGCCCAGACGGTGACAGCGATTCAATCAGTCCGGTCAGCCGGTCTTCAAAACGCTTAAACTCATTCATCCCACTTGCTCACCAGTTCACCATTGATATAAAGCTCCATCGGGCGATTGACTGGCTCCGGCGGCGGAGGTTCCGGGATATTCTTCACATGCAGCGCACCGTCAACCTCACTGACCAGCGTTCGCTCGGTCAGCATCAGGCTGATGCTGATATCAAAGCTGCTGTCATTGTTGATGTCTGCATAAAACGTGAAACCTTTTTTCTGACCTTCGTCGGTGGTCATGATGTCGGGCTGATTTTCCCGCAGCCACGCCAGCACCGGCACGATGAGCAGGTCAAAATCACCGGTAAAGTCGGTCACAATCACATTGAGCGTGTAACGCTTTTCGAACGACAGCGACGTCGCCAGCGTGGAGGCAATACTCCCGTTATCCACGAATATCCGCAGCATCTCTGGACTGGTTTTCAGCACCGTGACGGCATCAGTCAGCGCCCTGCGCAGGCTGTCGGGTTTGAGCATCGTTTTCGTCCTGACAGTGTTTAATCATTTTTACCTGGCTGGCACAACGTGCCAGCGCGTTCTCAAGCTGCCGGATATCGGCACTTAAATCGCCGTTCGTCTCCGGGTCACTGCCCGGCATCGGGCAAAGGCTCACTTTCGGGCAGGCGTTGGCGACAATCACTGGCGTCGGTGCAGGCGGGGCGCTGGTGCAACCGGCGCACAGCATCAGGCAGGTCAGCACCATACCAGCGGCGAAAATCTTCGTTTTCATTAAGTAACCTCGTGATGGTTTTCTCGCGCTGTGCTTCACGCTTCGCGGCGTTCTCCAGTTCCTGACGCAGTGCCACCTGCGCCAGCTCGTTTTTGTCTGCCCTGGTGATGGCAACATGAAGCTGATTTTTCAGCATGGTGATGGTCGTCTGCTGTTCACTGGCGACGTTATTCGCCCTGTCCAGCGAGGCGCGCAGGCTGGCATTTTTGTGTTTCACCAGAAACAGACCGGTCACCGCCAGCGATAACAACACGACCAGCACAATCATCAGCTTTGACATAGTTCCCGCCCCTCAAAACGCTGACGGCAGGCCGTACGTATCAGCCGGAAGAACACCGATACCACGAGATAAATCAGCGCGGTAAAAATCCACCCGGCAGCGACCAGCGAGATAAACGTCGCCACCATCACCACCAGAGCCGCCGCCCGTCTGCGCCACGG